AGAGAAGAGCTCGCTCTTGCCCTGCAAGCGTAGTGAGTTCTCTTGGAGTGCTAACGCTGCTGCCGCAGATTCTTGCGCTTGTACGTTAGACTCTGCATCTTTAAGTAAAGCTTTTTGTTCTTTAGAAGCACCACTTATTGCGGCTTTAATGTCATCCCAATATGCTATTAGTGAGCCTACGGCAACCACTAATGCACCAATGCCTGTGGCAATAAGGGCGGCCTTTAGGCCATTTGCCGCTAAGGTGCCACCCCGTAATGCAGCTACAAGCGTAGTGCCAAAAGTTTTTACTGCCTTTACCCCACTCGTAAACGAAGTGAGCAGACCCGTTCCAAGCTCTTTAGAATATTTAATGATTTGTACGAACTTGGTTCCAAGTCCACCCGTTGCTTTGTCAATTAACTTTATAGCAGCATTGCCAACAGAGCCCGTTTCATCAAGGGCAGTAGTTGCCCCCTCTGCACTTTTCTTTATGCCATCAATCTTTTTTGTTACCTCGCTTGTTGTTGATACAACATTTGACGTAACATTAATATTGATATTTACTTCTTCTGCCATTCCCTTCTAATCAATTTGAACCCCTCTGCCCAATTTCTTGGTAAGGCGTATTTTCCTTTGGCAATATCAACCGCCTCACTTACGCCATACCAATCGTCAGACTGAAGTACCTCTATTAAATAACTTACATATTTAGTTTTCATACTACGTTGAGGAGTTCAAATGTTGCTTTGCCTGTGGTCATATTTAGACTCACGTTGTTGATTAGGTACTTGGTGTTGTTCCAAATGATTGCATTCTGAAGGTTCAGCGTGATAATCTTACCGATAGGCAGCACCGCTTCTACGTTGTACACCCTGCGGCTCTTTGCGTATAGGTCGGTAATGTAGTCTGCCCACTCTGTAAAGTAAAGACTTTGAGTTACCGACTCTAAATGGAATGGGTCTATGTCTCCACCAAAGCAAATAGAATGCGAGTCTGCTGCGCTTGAGTATCGGTTTGACGTATTGGAATACCAAGCGATGTCCACTTGTTCGTGAGTATTATCTGCGTTTACAAAACCAACGGGGTTTGTTTCTTGAAAGTCGTAATTGTCAAAGTACCCATAGAACAAAATAGGCGCACCCAAATACGGATTGAATATACCGTCTTCGTTTACCTCGCTTGTGATGCTCTTGTACACGAGTACGTTGGTTAGCGTATCATCGTGTTGGTCGGTTAACCTTTCAAATAGTGGGCATTCAAACGGCACTTCAATTAAGAGCTCCTCCCCATCAAAAGTAAAAGTCGTGTTCAAGTCTCCAAAGCCAACATCATTAGTTTGCTGATATTGGAAGCCAAGTATCTGCTCTGTGGGTTGGTACTTAAATTCTATCTCCTTGTATAGCGGTGGTCGGTCTACCGTGTACTCCGTGATGTCAAGATAGGTCTGATAGTTTTGGTCGGTTCCTGCTGCGTACCAATCTTGCAACGGCTGAAGCAAGAAGCTCGTGGATGTCGTTGGCACTATCACCATATTGTACATCTTTAGAATTCCTGCCAAGAAGTCTTTGACTTTTATTTCGGGCATCAGTTCCGATACTCTAACCGTTGTTGAGATAGTATCCGTTGTTGTCATTGATGCAGACCCAAGTGAAGTGCTTGGGAAAAGACTTCCTTGCCAAAAGGTAATGCGATACACAAGGGCGGTAGAGTTCTGATTAGGTTTAATCCTTAACGAAATCTTATCTCCTGCACGACCTGCAATCTGCCCAATGGAAACCGTACTGCCAACAAGACCCGTTTGAATTACACTTGATGAGCGATACGCTCCATTTACAAACAAAGCTATATTGGCTTCTACGTTTAGACTATTAAGGAAAATGCTAAAATTGTATGTGCCGTTTGCAGTTAAATTAAAAGTATCAGTAGCACCGTCAAAGTAACTGCCTATACTCGTTTGAAAATCTATTTTTTTATAGGTTATTGCGTTGGGTTGATTTTCGTACATATAGCCCTCCTTGCGGTGTAGCCATAGCGACAAGTCAACAAACGGAGTAGCAGCCAAGAACGCTCCTGTGAACGTGATGCCGTACTTTGCTTCCATCGCATCAAGGATTGCCGTAACCTTTAGCGCAGGCTTAAACTCATAGTAGCGGATGCCTCTCTTACCTTGATGACCCTCGCCACCACCACCGCCTCTAAAGGCAATGTTGTTTTCGTTGTTGGCACCTGAATCATTTGCACTTTGATAAAACCAATTCTTTACAGGACTGCATAGCGGATAAAACAACGGAGCATAGGTGTCAGTAGTCAGCCTATCATAGATTGCTTCATCGGTATAGGGGTGGTCGTATGCGCTAAAGTTAAGGTCATACAAATAGTCCTCGCCAAACAAATCAGTAAGCGTTACCACATCCCCATAGAACGTCAGCGTGTAAGCATACGGCTCTGTGCCTTTGAGCTGCACGTTCTCTACCTCTATCACGCCTGTACGGAATGGCAAAGAGTTTATTTCAATTCTTGCTTCCTGTCGTAGCCTGCCATCAAACGTATTGGCAACGCTCGTGCTTGTTGCACCTGCGTTCCAAACTGTGTTAAAGGTATTCCAAGTGATGCCTATGCTATTCCATACAGGCGAGCCACCTACCTCCGTAGTGATAACAGAACTTGTGATATTAGCATTGTAGTAGTGTTGAAGTATCTCGTTATTTCTTGGACTTGCAGGAATAGTGAATCCCTGCGTAAAGTCCGTGAACACCTTGCTGATGTCCTGCACGTTTTGCACCGAAAGGTTGATGCTTATCTCCTCATCATCAAACAAGTCAAGGCGGAAGCCATTGACGTATATATCAACCTTGTTCATCGTACCAAACTGCGCTCATCAAATCCGAAGTCAAAGGACATTGTGTAATTGATAAGCTGCGTGTTTACTTGCTTTTGGTATTCTATGCTGCCACGATTCGGAACGGCACTCACCCAATTACTATTGGTATAGACCGCAACATACTCGCTCATCAGAATGTCCTCAATCGTTTCATCGTAGTCTTGGTCAACGAACCCTGTGTTTAGAGATAGGGTGTTGCGAGAGTTGACATTGAAGGATTGGTACTTACCTACCTGCAATGAAGGGGTAGTAAAGCCATCGTTGTAGATGCTCTTTTGGTAGGAGTCCTGCGTGAAGTTGCCACGAGTATCGCTGCGCTTAAAGAAGGTGATGAAGTCAGCAACGCCAAAGCGGTTGATGAACGCTACCTGCACGGGGTCGTACTTGGGTTCGCAGATAACGTAGTATCGTACACGCCCTATCTCGCTTGGTGAGTCATTATTATTTAACAAAATGACATCGTAGTAACTGCCAACGCCACCATTGGTCTGTGCGCTTGGCTTTACTTCCGCAGGTAGGTTACCATTGTTCTCAAGGTTAGCAGCACCTACGCCTGCGTAGATTACAAGGTTTTGAGTGTTGTTGGTTGATGAATCGGGAGGCGCTGTGCTGCCCCCCCCTGTGTTTGTCAGTAGCGCGGTAGCACCGCTTTGCCAAGTAATGCGGATGGAACCCAAGTCATTGGCTACGCTATTGTTGATTGCAAGGGACTCGTAGTTTCCGACAAGCACCTGCCTATCTCTGCTTGTTGCAAGCACTAACTGCGATACCGCAACGGGGGCGATGTTATCACGGGTAGCCCATCCGTCAAGAACAATAAATTGGTCGGGTGCTTCTTCTTCGGGCTGATTCCATTGCCCCGATACAAGACCACCTCCTGCGTTGTTGTACTGCCAATCTCCATATCCCCAAACAAACAATGCCTCACCCTGCGGACTCTGCGTGAAGCCGATGTCGTTCCATACGCTAAAGTCGTGGTAGAACTCGGAACGGATTAGGTCGCTTACCTCAAAGTTGATTACGTTGTTGATTGAGTAGTTTTTCTCAAGCTCGTAATTGTCTGTTCCCGATGTGGTGAACGCACCCGAATAGATGCGTAAATCTAACGACATAAACTCAAGTGTATCTCCTGCAACGGAGTTGTTACGAGCCGTGAAAAATATCGGGCTTCGAGCCATTGAGATACTATCGGGTATGGATGATGTAGGTGTACTCATTTTTTTGGTTGCTTCAATGTAAATTCTAAAAAGTCCACTATCTCAAGCGCATAGGCTTCAGCAATCTCATTAGGTAATTGCTCAAAATTTAACCTAAAAGGATTAGTAAAAAAGTTTGTAGTTCGGATTCCTTTGTTGTAAATACTACGACTAATTAAAAACGCAGTAGAATCATAGCTTAAGAATTGACCTTTAGAACCCTCTTGTCTGCTTTGGAATTGAAAACGCTTTGCACGTACCCATTCATTAATAGCCCTTGTAAGGCCGCCTGCCATACCGCTACCTGTTCCAAATCGGAACGGGCTATTAGGTGCTTTTTCAGATGAGGTTTTGCCCCTAACACCATAGTTTTGAAACTTCCAATAAGGTGCGGTTTCATCCATTTCCCACCGCAATGAATTAGGATTGACCTCTATGTAGTATTGCAGCGATTGAGATAAGTTGCCCGTTACGTTTTTATTTTCACGAACAAGGTTAGCCCTTGCTTGCTCTACAACGCCATTCGCAAACTTCTCAAGGCTTGCCTTTACTAAATCTTGACGGACTTGCATTTAGCAAACGCTGATTTCGGTGTTAGCAAGCAGCACGTCAAACGTAGCAGTCCACCCTGCAAGCAGGTTCTCAAACCTCTCGGTAAAGGGTAGGCACGTTGGGTTGCCATCTAACTGATAAAGTTCTGTGTACAGAGTTCCCCTGCGCAATTCTTGCACCAAGTCATTGATGACTGCAAGTTGCGTGTTAAGGATGTCTTGCACGTTGCTCGTTCCGTAAAACGGCTCCGCTTGGGCACGAGGGTTCTCTTTTGTTTCATCCACTAAATCCATACAGATAAGGCTAACGCTCATCCGTACCACCTGCCCCTCGAAAGATGCTTGGTTTATCATAATGTGAGCAAGAGGAAAGATGGTCTGCTTATTTAGGTCAACGTCATAGACATCGCCTGTCGTTACCACGTTCACTTGGCTATTCGCCTCAAGCGTATCCTTCAGCTTTGTGGTGATGTCGTAAAATTGTCTCATCGTTTCAGTTGTTTTTCAAGGATTCGGTTTTCGGTTTCAAGTCGGTCTTTCTCAAACGTGAGGAACGTGAAGGCAAAGGCTGCTGCGAGCTTTGACGCTTGGTCGTATTTAAGAGCATCTCCGCTTGCAAGTTGGTGGTATATGGGTAGCCAACCCCACTTTTTAGAAAATTGATTAGCGGGACTAAATTCATCGGACTCTCGGTCGCTAAAGATTTCAGGAAAACGTGTGACAAATCTTTTCCTAAAGTCCAAAAAAAAACCATTGCTCCTATTGCTACATCAAGGGGTGCCTGTTGCATTTGCTCTGCGTATTTAGCAGAACCCTCATAAGATTCAATGTCGTACCTATTGCCGACTCGTGCGATTACAGGGCGATACAATACCGCCATTGCTTTATGCATAGTCTGCATATCAGATATGTATTCATCAATGTCGTGCAGTTCGCCAACGGTGATTTCATCAAGAGAAGGTATAAACCCAAACTCGGTATTGCCTAATGTGAATCGTTGTATTAGGGTTGGCTTTTCAGCAAATGCCTTTGATAGTACTGCTGAAGTCTTGGCAAGGCTTGAGGCCTTCATCTGCAATATGACATTCATAGACAACCCACAAAAGATTTCTATTGCCTTCCGTGAAAGGAACTCCTCATCGCCTTCAAGACGTATGAACTTTTGGTAGTCAACGAGTTTTATCTCGTTCATTTGATTGGGTACAAAGAGTTTCATTGTATTAAAATAACCTTTTAGTTTTAGCGTATGGCATACCTGCCAAAGTTAGGGCGGCTCAACTTGTTATACGTTGCATAGCGCAGCGCATCTATGGCGTGGTTAAATGCGTCTATGGGTTTGTTGAGCAGGTTGCCGTTCTTATCCTCTACCCATTTGTAGTTCTGAAGTTCTTTGATTAGGTTGCTGCTTCGTGGGGTAACGAATAGCTTGTGCCGCTTCAGTACGTCAATGCCCACTATGACGCTATCTGCGCCCTTCTGCGTGGGTTTCACGTTCCATCCCATACGATGCAGCTCCTCGATAGATTTGGGTTCAGCAGAGTCAG